AGAGGAGCTGTACGTCGGGAGTGGTATTGTCTGCTTCATCGATGATGATGACTTTATGCTTCGACTCGCTGCTAAGAGAGACTGTAGATGCGAAGTTCTTGGCGTTATTCCTAACAGTGTCAAGAAACCTGCCTTCATCCGATCCATTAATGACATAGACATCAACCCCCAACTGATTGCAGAGTGCCTTTGCTACTGTAGTCTTACCACATCCTGCAGGACCAGCAAGAAGTAGATTAGGTACTTCACCTTTATCTAGGAAATCAAGAAAGGTCTTCTTGGTTTGTTCTGGTAAAATACATTCTTCAATTGTCTTAGGTCGATACTTCTCAACCCAAAGAAACTCATCTCTCATCTTTTAGTAGTGTTACTGCGTGTCCTGTTTATTATACTAATGAATTTATCACCAGCAAAGGTTCCTCCGAGACATACATCAATCTCATCTCCATCTTGCCAATTTACATCACCATTCATTTTAGTGTGCAACATTGCTTCCTGAATCTGATCAATAACTTCTTGTGTTAATTTCATTCCCAATTTACCCTCAAGACAACATAACCTGCTAATGCTAATCCAGTACCCATTAGTGCAGGAAAGATCCAAGGAAGTACTGTAAGAAGATGAACAATTTGTATAGTAATTATACCATAGAAAATATACATAATCCACATACCAATTTTATTATGCCTACTCCCACGTTTATAGGGGTGGCATCCAATAGGTCCAGAATCCCACCCATCTTGCATATAATCCTTAGTAGGAATTTCTTTGCTCATAATACAGGGTACTCCTCATTGCGTACAGATTCAGTTTTCATAGTATAGAAATCTTCCATCAATCTCATGACTTGTTTTTTATCAAGTCCAGCAAGATTTTGACAGTTCTCTAAACAACGATAGATACATTCTCTATCACTTATGGGTGGGGAAATCTCCCACCCCTGTTCATCATAATACTTCTTACCCTTAGTGACTTGTGCCTCTACATGTCCAAGATCTTGTGTCTTAGAAGGGTTCTTGTAATTATGAGATTTAACCATTATTCAAAAGTAGAGTCTGGTTCTAGTGCAATGTAATATACAAGATCTTGATTCTTATTTGTAAAACGTGAAAGCAACTTCTGAGAAACTACTACACTATAAGTACCTGGTAGAATCTTAATATTTTCTACTTTAAAATTAAAAGAGAAAGTTGCATCTGTTTCACCAACAGTGATAGAAAAATCATTGGATGTGTCATTCTTTTTATCACGAACAACAACTTTAACAACACCATCACCACCTACCACAGCTAAATCAGGAAGTTGATAAATTGCTGCTGCCTTGAGCAATTTGTCTAATTGATCAGTGCTTAGATCAAAAGTAACATCCTCACTAGGAAGATCAATTGACTTTTCTGGTGGTGTAATAATTACACTTGGATCGGCAAAGAAATACTTTGATCTAGATCTACCCTCCTTAATAACCACATAACCATCATTCTCAAAATTAAGTTCAGGATTATTATGAAGTGCTAAACCATTAAGATATTGATTAAGATCATAGATACCAAAATCTTTTGGAAATTCTTCAGCAATAGTTGCTTCTGCAAGAATATTCTTCATCACTGAAATAGTGCGAAGTCTTGTTCCTTGCTTAAAAAGAATCGATTGATTAATAGTCGAAAAGTTTTTTAATAAAGAAAGAGTTGAATCAGAAAGTTTCATAACCACGGGTCGGAGTTTCATTGAGTTGCCCACTGAAGTGATAAAGTAGGAGTGAATAGTGTAGTGCTTTTAGTATATCACGTTTTGCTTGTCCCTTCTTATCGTAACGACTTAGATACTTAATTGCGTTAGAACGACAGAATGATTCTGCATCTCCTACAGATTCTATAAGGTCAAGTGTCTGGACGTTATTTTCTTTAGAAGTATAATGTCCACCATAAGTGGTAGAAATATAATCCTGAAGAGCCTTGATGGACTCATCCTCTTTATATTTTCTAGGATTGTCTGTTTCTATACCAGGTGTTGGTGTATCAAAACTGATTGTATCATCACCATAACAAGAAGAGAAATCTAAATTAAGAGTATCAACATATGCCGTATTTCCTATTCCCAAATCAATATGATGGGCAATTGAATCATCATTATCAGCAAATGCAGTAAATGCAGTTGGATAATCATCAAACTTGAGAGCATCACCACCATCTATATAAAGGACATCTTCATCTGCTCCCCCCATAACACCTGAACCAACAGTCGCTACTTCAGGTATATCCTCATCAATCTCAACATCTTCAGGAACATTAAATATAGTGTCCCCAGTGCCTGTATTAATTTCTATATTTTCATCATTCAATTCGTTGTTCTCAACAGGATAGGTCTTGTCCGTCATTTCATCATCTCCATAAAGTTCATCGTAAAGTAGACTCCAGGAATTAATCATACATCTTATTCTCCAACTTGTCAAGATCTACATCAGCATCTACCTTATCATATAGTTCAAGGAATGCTTGCTTGGTCTCATCATCAAATCTGTTTACACAAACTTGGATTGCTTTCATCTTATCATTAAAGATACTGTAAGCACGAACAATATGAACCAATCGACGAGTACTAATGATCTCTTCGATACCACCATCATAGAATGTCTTGCGGATGATGTCACCCCAATCTACAAGTCTTGCAAGAAAATCAGTATCAGTAACACCCAACTGTGAAGCAACACCACCAAGGATTTTCTTCTCTACTCCAACAGGTGGATACTCTTGCTCAAAGGTTACAGGGAATCTCTCAAGGAATGCTTCATTCAGTACATTAGTACCAATGAATCTACCATCGTCGGATCCTTTACCCTTAGTATTAGCAGTAGCAACTACATTGAATCCTACCGCAGGTCTGACAAACCTACCGATTTTTTTGAGGAACAACCCTTTACCTTCAAGTATGGGTTGGAGGCATAGGATTTTGTTACTAGCCAAGTCAATCTCATCGAGTAACAAGATTGCTCCTCGTTCAAGTGCTTCAATGACAGGTCCGTTATGCCAAACTGTTGCCCCATCAACAAGGCGAAACCCACCAATAAGATCGTCTTCATCTGTTTCAATAGTAATGTTTACACGAATCAATTCTCTCTTCAATTGAGCACATGCTTGCTCCACACCAAAAGTCTTACCATTACCTGATAGACCAGTAATGAATGTAGGATAAAACTGTTTTGACTGTATTACTTTCTTTACGTCATTAAAAGGACCAAATTTAACAAATGTAGAATCTGGAGTTGGAACCAAATCTTGAGTAACTGTAGGTTCAACAGCAGGAGCACTGAAAGATTTCTCAATGTTCTCTACAGCTTTAGTGGTAACTTCTAGGTTCCACTTACCACGACCAACAGAAAACTGTTTGATCTTTTTAGTGACAGTCTGATAAGCAATGTCATTAGCAGCACAGAATCCACGAACATCAGCAGCAGTGAACTCTTTACCATATGTGCTTCTCAAACCATCAATGATTTCGTCTTTTGTCATTTTAACTTCAAAGGTCATGATGTAATTTATTTTCGATATACCTATAATACATCAAAAAGGGGTCTGTTCGACCCCTAGTGGACACTTATTTTATTGTCTTCTGTTTCTCAAAAAACTCACTCATAGATGAGGATACATCAGGAGGTTCGGGTTCTTTATATCCCTTCATCTTCTTCCACTTATTATGTAATGCACCCATCATCCATGACTGAGATAGACTCTTAGGTCCATTCTCAAGCAAATCTAACTCATACCTGCTAGAAGTATAGTTCTTATATTCTTCTCTCCACTTGGAGTCATCATAATTTTTGACCATTTTCAGAACCTCCTTCAAAATCGTGAATACTTTCTGATCCACCTATAGCAAATGGATTATACTTGGATCTTGCTAACCTGTATGCTTTCTCATGCATAGTCACAATTTCTTCTGCATCTTTTTCAAAGTCAGGTGTTGATTCGTGACGTGATGCATAAGCATCAGCAATCTCTTCCTCAGGTCTTGGGTTGTCAGT